CTGCTGCAGTTGCAGCAGTTGCAAAGTCAGCAGGATTAATAGTATGTACAATACTTGCTTCTTGGAAGTTCTGTACTTTATCTAAACGATTCATCCATCCTTTAAGGTCTGGATACTTTTCTGGATCAGATTGATTGAGCTGTTTATATTTAGCTGCTTGCAATTGAATCAATGTATTCACATCACCATTGGATTGTGAAATCATTTCTTTAGTTGCATGTACACCAAAGTTAGCAGCACCAGCAAGGGCCGCCATCTGCATGTTCTGAGGAAGTTGTCCTATACCAGCAGCATTCCAGTATTTAGTTTTATAAATATCTGTTGCTTGTGCAGGTGTAAGATTCTTTACATCTATATCAGGATTCTCAGTCTTATCTATACCGTACTTAGTAAGATGACCATTAACCATCGTAGCTTGAGAACCAGAACCTTCCAGACTATTAATTAAGAATTGTATATGTTGCTCTGGAGAAACTGGAGTACTCTTATCTATGATAGCAGGTTTACCCTGAATCAAATTGGTAATAGTGTCATTACCAGTCATAGAACCTAGATGTGCAGACTGTGCTATTACTTCATTAGCATCATTCAAAGGCATCGTTGCTCTGATATGATCTATATGATCCTGAAGTATCTTCTGTGCAGAATCCTCTTGTCCGGGAGGGGCTTTAAAGGCACCATCAGCAGAAGATGTGAGCAAAGAAGTATTTGCTTTAGTTTGTTGATCCACTAAGAAAGCATCATGTGCTTTCATTTGTTGATCCATTAAATCTGGAAGATCACGTTGAGCAATCGTGCTCAAGTGTGCTTTAAGATAAGGGTCTTGTATTGATCCAGCTAACTTAGAAAATGAATCATTCAATTGATTACGATACGCATCAGAATTTAAATTCTGATTCTGCTGCATATTTTGTAATTGAGTATTCTTTAAATCCTGCATATCAGCAGTAAGTTTAGTAGCTTGATACCCCTGAATGGTGTATTGATTACCACCACTAGCAGTTATATCTTCTTGTGTCTTACCTTGTTGCTGAAGCAATGCTCCGTCAACACGCCACTTATCTTTCTGAGCATCAACGTACTTACCAAGTAAATCTGATCCCATACTTAAAGCAGAACTTATTGCTTTAAAGCCTTCGCCAATTTGAGATTGATTACCTTCTTCAGGTGGACGTATCCGTTTCTCAGATTCAGTTATATCTTTTTGTCCAGAACCTATATCACTAAATGGATTGGATAAACCTTGGTCTACTCCTTGGGGAGCATTTTGATTACCTAGATACTCAGGCATTATAATTCTCCATTAGTAATTTATATTTCCAAACTGAAAAGAAACAGCATTCATATCTGAATTAGAATTTGATCCAGTTTGATACTTTGATGGATCACTCTGCATATTGTCAGTCATTTTACCAAGGGTTGGTAATAGATAGTTAGCAATTTGAGGTGTTGGAAGATATGAATTCTTCTGCTCCATAGCAGTAGTCATATTGCCCTGTTCTCGTTGAGAAGCATAAGAGTTTAACTGATTAGTCAAGTTAGTCTGATTATTACTTCTGGCTTCAGAAGCCTGTGCCTGTATAGCCATCAAAGATTGATTAACCGATCTACCTTGTACTCCAGCAGCAGCAGCTTGTACTTGTTGCTTAGCCCCAAGTATAAGTGCTGACTTCTGGATATTAATATCTGTGTTTACTGCTTCAGTAACTGCTACCTGTTCATTATTAGAAATGGAATTTTGATTCTGTCCATTCTGAATATTCACCATAGCATTAGAATAAGTCTGCCACTTCTGGGCAAATTCATTCTGTTGCTTAGCCGCCATATAAGAAGAACCAGCAGATAGTAATGACATACCTGCTGATAGATCACTCATCCCAGAGGGATCATCAAAGAAACTCATTAATACCTTCCCGGCAAACCTAGCCCCTGATAGTCAGGCATACGTGTACCCTTCTTAATATATTGGCCTTTCCATTCTATATTAGTAATGGTAAAGGGTAAATGTGAACTTGAATTAATTTCCAGTACTGTCTTGGATACATCTTCTCTATAAGGTATTTGATACATACCAGAAACAATAGGCTGTATACCAAGTACATTATCTGGATCATTAATGATCCGGCCTTCAAATGTACCTGTAGCTGTTTCAATATATGGCCCGGATACAGTATAACCAAAAAATCCAGTATCAACATAATTGACTCTGAATTCTCTAACTACTAATATACCTGTACCAACAGCTTCATGATCCCTATCTTTAATATAAGGCAATGTCGGTTGATATCTTGATTTATAAGCATGTCCACCAACTATTGTACCACCATTCATATTTCTATGAAACGTTATGGTATTAGAAGTAATTGAATCTACTTCAGCTTCTAATCCGGGATGTGGACAACCATCTGCTTGAACAAATATTAATTGGTCATTAGGATTAGTAGTTACATTCCAAGGATTAGCTATTGCAGTTGTAGCACCGTTAACAATTATCCTGCCATCTAATTGAACTCCATAATCCAATGTTAATGTAGGTTGATTATCAAGATCAATAGCTTCCATATAGATTTGATTGGTAACTGTATTCTGACAGAATATAAATACTTTATCATTTATTATATATGAATATAAAACTGGATCACGGAATATCCATGTGCTCCAAGATGACTGAGATTTATTCTGTCCTTCCCAATAGAACTCATACGCGAATATTCTAGTAGGATCATTATCAGTATGAACCAATAACAAATCAAATGTTGTACTAGATGTGAGTAATGTGCAGGAACCTTTTAGATACTGCAAACAGTGTTGGGTTACAGGTCTTGAATTATCTGTATCTAGTATAGGATCATTATAGAATTCTCTAATGCCTGTAAATGATCCATAGTTAAGTGCATAGAATATATTCCTACCAGTAAGAACAGGTTTCACGTTCTCATTAAAAGTGTACTCAGTTGTAAGAACTAGAGATGCACTTGTAGGTGTAATAGGTTGAGAACCTATCGTGTGAAATTGTGCTACCTCTCCAAATGTAATTAAGTCCCTATTGAAAGGTATACCGTATATTAAATTTGTATTCTTTGTAGTACTTTGAATATCAATTGAATCTGTATCAGTTTGAGCAGTAGCTGTTTCAATCCAGAAGTCTTGTATATTATCTGTTCCAGTCTCTGTAGTTCTGGACATGATTAAATTCTGTCCAGAATAGAATACAAGCCTACCTTGCATATTAGACATGGAACGAATTGTATTACCTACAAACGTTGGTGCAGGATTAGTTAATACATCTCCTACTTGTCTGCCTTTCCATACTCCAACATCACAGGTAAATATACCATCTGATAATGTTAATAGCATAGGCATAGTGGTAACATCCATTAAGTATGGTATACCACCAGCAGATGTTTCTTTCCAGATACCTGCTTGTCCAAATCCTGTACCTAATGTGAATGGTGTTGGATTTGGAGTTACTATAAATTGTAAGTAATAGCTTGCTACTGAATTTGTTGAAACTATCTCCGTCATGTATCCTTGTGGAGCAAAGCGAGATAAATCACCAACATTAGTAACTGAATTATTATTTACAAACAAAATAGCTCCACCATCACCATCATCAGCAGAGACAGTAAAGTTAGCAGAAGATGAATCAGTACTCTGTATCCAAAGAACATCAGCAGCTTGTGTTATACTAAACACAGCAGTTAGAGTTCCATTTGAATTAAATGCTGAAGCTAACTGAGTAGCAATATAAGTTGTGGCTACATCAGGAGTCTGTGTAGAACTAGAACCATCTGGAGTTGTATAAGAGAACGTACTGGAGTTAGCATTGCTAGGCCCCCATGATACTGTAACAGTGTATGTTCTACCGTAGTTACCACCTATCAAAGATAGCAAGCATCCCGGAGCTACGTACGTTTGTACAGAGTCAAGCATCTGTACTGTAATAGCAGAATTAGCAATGTACGTTACATCATTAATAGTTGTAAATGATAATGTAGGTTTAGTTGCATTTAAAAAATATATCTTTGCAGTATCAGAGACTGTAACATCGTACTGAGTTCCATGTGTATCGTACACAAACATTTGTCCCGGAGTCATTACTAAAAAGTAATACTGCCCTTGACAAAAGAATCCATAAAAGGTTCCAGAGGCATTCGGAAGGCTTGGAAGGTTAGCAATAAAATCTGTAGGTTGTCTACGGCTTAATTGAGTCATCACATTACTTGAACAATTCTCTTGTAATTGACATTGACCCATATTCCTGATAGAAGCAGGTTGTTGTGATATCCCTTGTATAAGGTGAAACAGGTTTCCATCAACCTTCATAATTTAGCCTCCCGGCAATGCTGGATTAACTCCCGCGCCTACGTTGCCAAGTGGCCCACGAATACGGCTCATCATCAGGAGATTGATTGGTCTGTCTTGTGAATTCATTTTTGCTACTGAGAAGTTTTCTTTGCGGCATTCCATCTTAGCACGTTCAGCTTCAAGTTTCAAATCCATGACTTTATCTTTATCGCCATCATCGTTGCGATAAAATTCATATGTTGTTTGTTTCATTATCCAATCAGCAGCAGTAATTGGAATGTCCTGAATATCAAACTGCATTATAAGATCACCCTTAACAGCTTGTCCAATTACATTGGTATGCTTTACAGGATCATATAACTTACCAGCACGTATAACATATGCTTGGTGAACATGGGTAGGATAGAACTTCAATGTGCCTTCAGGCAACAATATAGTTCCATCAGTTTCAGGCTGAAGAAGTAATTTGTATTCTTGATTAAACCACCAGCCCTGAGTTTGAATAGCTCTTGATACTCTATTGAATACCGTAATGGCAGCAGTTACGTTTGGATTTGTGCTTGTAGTTCCCGTTACAGGATTCATGCCAATCGCGCCAAGGCAAGAATTAACTACATCTAATTCTGAGATTGTTGTGAACATGAAAGTCCTTAACGAAAAAAAAAAGGGCGACTACTCCCAAAGGAATAATCGCCCCTTATTAACAGGAGAAAAGTTCATGCTAACGAGAGCAAGCTCACAGGCATGTAGTTCAGATAAGTGGAAATGGGTTAACGGTTTATCAAGCCGTACCTATTACCGTTCATCATACATCTGGATCAGTAAACGGCGATGAAACCGAGGGTGACCCATTAGCTTTCAGAACAGTACCACATACGTCAGGACGGTTGGTTGTAACACCAAACGCCAAGAACGAATCAATGAACCATTGCTTTTCTTCTCTGTTGAACCAAATATCAGAAGTCAAAGGAATAGTTTCACCAGCGAACAAACTCTTAGGGTGCAGGATAACTGCAATCGTGTTAAGTTCATTAGCCGTAACATCATACGCATTACCATTTTCGGCATTGCTCAGAGGATGATTACCACCCTTACCATTACCAATAACGGTAGGGATACGGTTGGTCATTACTAGGCGGCAACCTGCCAGTTGGTACAATGTACCTTCTGCAAATTTACCATTACCTTCAGAGTACCTAGTTGAAATAAGTTTATCATTATTACGCAGAACACGGAAGATAGTAGGATTGACAAGAATAACCAAGTCTTCCGTACCAATATCTTCCAATTGCATAGCTACGATAATATCTTCAATAGCTGCTTCGACAAGATCAGGATCAAGCTCATTACCAACGGCAGCAAGCTGAGTGTTCTTACCAGCACCAAACGCGCCATTGAAAGAGTTACCGCCTGAACCAGTAGGAGCAGGAAGGAACGAGCCTTTAATAGCTTGAATGATAAATGCTGTATCAAAGAATTTACCAAGTTCTTTACCATGGTCTTGAGCGAGTTCCATACGCGCATCAAAGTGCGTTTGAAGTTCATTCAACATAGAACGGTTATCTCTTGCAAGAATAACTGTATCTACTGTTACGGTAACGCGACCAAACGTGGTCGGATTAGCATTAGGACGTACACCCGGAGTAATCGCTTCGAGTACCGTTCTACCAACACGGTTATTAACAATCGTGTCAGTACCCCGGATCGAGCGTACTGGTGTGAACTCCCGCATGATGCTTGACTTGGCAAACTGCGATTCTACTTCTCCCGCGTACTGTTCAATGAGTAGGTCAATGCCTACATCCGACAAGTGCGCGGAATCGGAATCAAAGGGATCAGTCATAGTATCTCCATTTAAATATATTACCTAGCCGTAATGTATTCAGTAATAGGAGGGTGGTAATAGTATTAAATCTTAGCTTTAATACCTGCTCTGCGTCTAGCGTTCAAATCAGCAATCTCTCTTTTGTTCCCAGTCTTCTCCGCCGCTTTCAACAATGTCATGTATTCTGAACGGCTTAACGGTTTTGCATTTGACGTATCTACACTCACAGTTTTATTCCCATTTACAATTTTGGTTACAACACCTGAAGTATCAGGAGCTTTGGAGTACACAGAGAGCAGGTCAAGTGCAGCGGCCCTAGCGGATACTCCACCAGCATTAAACATCTCCCTGTACTTGTCAACATCTTTAGCAAAATTACTATCAGTAGAAGCCTTGGCAATTGCCCATTCTTTGACCTTTGTGTAAGCATCTTTACCACCGAATACAGATTCAACTTCCTCAATCGTCTTAGTGGCAAATGCTTGTTGGCGTGTAAAGTAATCCTTTACACCTATCATAGCTAGAGCAGCTTTATCTTTTCCGATCTTTGCTTCAAGAGCAGGAAGATCAACATCCTCAATTTTACCAGTTTGCAAAGTCTTAGCAAAGATGGTCTTAGCATCTGAAGGAGCAAGCCCTGCATTCTTCATGAGATTAGCTGAAGCAGTCAGGGCTTGGTCTGCAAAGGTGGGCCACTGTTCTTGTACGGTAGAAGCCGTTGTAGCAGCAGCTACTTGGGTAGTACCCTGTACAGGAGCTACTACCGTTTCAGTTGTGATAGTAACATCTGGAGCAGCTACGTCCTTTGCTGGAGCAGCATTGTTTACTTTTGGAGCAGAAGGAGCACCATCTGTTCCTTGACCATCAGAGAGGTTCTGTTTATCTGCATCTTGTGTT